GAAAAGAAGTAAGGATGGCTTTTTCATCTTTTTTAATTCGGAATGAGCGGCTTATTTTTTCTAATTATAATACAAGTTTAGTAATTAAAAGTAAGGTTCTAGAGAATTTTTACTGGAGGCGGTTAGTTAGAGAGTATTTTATAGCCGAAGCAGCTTATCCTATACATATAACTTTTGAAGAACCTGCTGTGTGGGGTAAGTTAGGTATCTATTTGGATTCTTCCCAAGTATATCTTTTTCCAGAAATTTACAAAGAGAAAGTTCTTCATGGTATACCTCTTGATGAAGATAAGTTAAATCCGGAACTAAAAAAGAAGTTGGAAAAAGGTCTTTGGGATAACCGGTTATTTTTATTTCCTCGGAAAAGTATTACTAATAGAGTAACTTTTGTTCCTAATTTAACTGGATTGACACAGCAAGAAAGGATGGAACTAATCTCAGCCATACATTATGAAAATATATATTATTATGACTACAAAGGTGCTGAGTTATCTACTATAATTTTACTTATACAAGATAAAGAACTTATTGATTATTTTAATGATGTGGAAGATCCTTATACACTATTTGATAATGGTCGAGAGAGAAAACTTGAGATTTTATCTACTCTTTATAGTAAGGAAGGAAGGGGCACAGGACTACTTTATTTACTAAATAGTAAGTTTCGTAACAAGTTTAAATTTTCAAGTTATAAGGAATATAATCATTATGTGCAGAGAGTTTTTCAGGATATTTTTCATTATCAACTCGGTCAGTTAATTAAGTCAGATGAACTTTTGTTTACAGTTTTTGATGGATTTTATACAACAAAATATTTGGGTGAAAATGTTGTGGTTACAGAACTTCCGCCGGGTATGGAAGGACTTCACAAGGTGAAATTTAAAATTAGTAGAAAATGTTAAGTTTAGAATATATCCGAGAGAAATTTTTGCCGTTGGTTCTTTTTGGGACTAGTGACTTTCTTTTTACTTTAATTCGGAAGGTAAAAGAAACTGAGTACTTGTCATTTGTTCCTTATGAAGATAGAGTAAAACTAGAGGAAGCTATACGGTTAAAATTGTTTGGTTATGATGGAGCGAGTATTATTGAGATATTAAAACTTGATAAAGGACTAAAGGAGAAAGAAGAGGAGATAATAGTTTCTGAACATTCTATAATACAGACAGTTTCTCACTCTCTTAAATTATACATAGTTAGTGAGTATATTGGAATTTTTCTTGGTTTAGGAAATTTTGAGAAAAAATTAAAACAAGTTGAGCAAATTCTGAAAGATTTTTTGACAGATTATACTTTTGAGTATGATTTTGGTGAAGAAGTATATGATTGGGAATCATTTATAGAAAGAACAAGTAAAGCATTACTTAGAAAGAAATCTAGAAATGTTTTCACTGTAAAAACTAATATTCCAGTTCTTGATGAGTATTTTTTAAGAGATGGTCAAGGGTTGCAGAGTGGGAGATATTATATTATTTTAGGTATAACGGGGGGAGGAAAAACTACCTTTCTTTGTAGACAAGCTATTGAAAGTTTATATCAAGGAAAGAATGTATTGTTCTTAAATTTAGAAGAACCTATATGGGAACTACAGTCAAGGTTAGATTCTTATATTTTTATGTGTCCGAGATATGAACTAAAAGATAAAGATAAACTACGGCGACATCTAAGGACTTCTATGGAAAGATTTCCAAGGAAAGGAAAACTTATAATTAAAAGTTATAAAAGAAAAGTTACTTTTGAAGTAATAGAACAATATATCAGGAAACTAATTGTTAAAAAGTTCAAACCGGAAGTAATACTAGTTGACTATCTGGATCTGTTACGGAGTGGTAAGAGATATGAGCATGAGCGGTTTAGATATAGGGAAAATTCTGAGTTTTTAAAGCAGTTGGCTATGGTAACCAATTCTGTAGTTATTTCTCCTACTCAGTTTAATCGAGATGCCTTAAAAAGTTCAACTCCTGGAATGGGAGATATTTCAGAAGCTTGGGGTAAGATATTCTGTTGTGACTGTTTGCTGTGTTTCTTTGAAAGAAAAGGTAGACAATACATTTCAATTGAAAAAAATCGGCAAGGACCTAAAGGGAAACTTACTATAGATTTTGATTTAGCTACTGGAATTATAACTAATGATGAATTGGTGGTAGAGACAGGAGAAAGAGTGATAGAAGAAGATTTTGGGGAAGAAACAGATGAGTTCTAGTCTTGAGAATATAGTACCGGTAGGTAAAGATTTTTATTTATTTTTTAGGGATAGTGAAGGTAAATTAACAATAAAAAAGGAAACTCAGTTTAAACCATATTTTTATGTTTCTCAAAAAGACTATGGGCCTGTAGCCCCAAGGGATAAAGTTAAAATTATCTATACAGCACATCCTGGACTAGTGCCTAGAGAAAGAGAGAAATGGACGATGCAAGGTTGGACTACTTATGAAGCTGATGTTTTATATGATATTAGGTATAGTATAGATTATCATACACGTCTTTCTCAAGTACCTGTTGTAACTCCCAGAGTACAGTTTTTGGATATAGAGGTCTATTCTCCTTCTAATTCTTTCCCGGAAATAGATGATGGAAAAAGTTTTATAAATATAATTACTCTGTGGGATAACTATTTGGAAAAATATTTTATCTTTTTTGTTGACCCCAATAAGCTAACTGGAAAAAGAGCTGGAAAGGGTTGGAACTTATATCGAGTGGATTCTGAACGGTCACTTCTAGTTCTTTTGTCCAAATTTTGGAAAAAATATACCCCGGACATTTTAACAGGTTGGTGGATACGGGGATTTGATTTAAAATGGATATTAGAACGAGCTCGGTTGTTAGGAATAGAGAAGAAACTATCTCCTATTGGGTTAGTAACCTTTCCTAGAAAGGAACATGGAGAGTATTCTATTCGAGGTATTTCAGTTCTAGACTATTTAGATTTATATAGAAAATTTACATATAGTGAAAAAGAAAGTTTTTCTTTAGATTATATCTCACAGTTAGAGTTAGGGAAGGGAAAAACTTTAACTACTTCTGACATAAATGAGGTGTATAAGAAAGATAGTAAACAATTTATACAATATAATATAAATGATGTTCGCTTAGTTGTTGAGTTAGATAAAAAGCTTCATTTTTTAGATCTTACTTTTGAACTTAAACGAGAAAGCAATTGTCCATACCATTATGTATTGCAGCAGTCCAAAGTGGTTGACTCTTTTATACTAAGTTTTCTGCAGCGGAAATCACTAGTTGGTAGGAGTGTTGGCGGGGCAGAAGCGGTTGAGAAGTTTAAAGGTGCTTTTGTCATGGAACCAGTCACTGGGCGACATGAATGGATAATAGATCTTGATTTTGTTTCTCTGTATCCCAGTATAATTCGCAGTCTAAATATAAGTCCCGAAACTTTAGTCAGTAATCCAGCTCCTAATGAATCTTATTATAAAGCAGCTAATAATACTTTCTATCGTAAACACCCCCGAGGAATTATTCCTCAGTTGCTAGATTATATCTTTGAGCGTCGGTTGCAGTATAGTAAAGAAATGAAAAAATGGGTTGGTAAAGATAAAGAAAAAGAAACTTTTTACTATAATAAACAATATACATATAAGATATTGCTTAATTCCTTCTATGGATACCTTGGTTATGGACGTTCTAGGTTCTACAATATAAATTTAGCAGAAGCGGTAACTGTCACTGGGCAATTACTGATACAAAATGTTATAAATGAATTGACTGGACGAGGTTATAAAGTTGTCTATGGAGATACTGATTCCAGTTTTGTTGCTCTTGGTAAAAGAAATTTTGATGTAGAAAAATTATTAGATGAAGTGAATAGTTTTGTAGATTTCTACGCTAAGTTTACTTTTGGAGTTGGTTCTGAACACTTCTTGAAGATGGATTCCGAGTTAGTTGCCGACGTCGGGTTATTTTTTCCAGTTAAGAAGCGGTATTTTCTTCATCTAGTTTCTTATAAAGGGGGTAAGGTTGATAGGTATGAGAAAAAAGGACTTGAGATAGTAAGGTCTGATACTCCAGTTCCTATAAGGGAGTTTTTAGAACGAATTTATAAAATGGTTTTACATGGAAAAAGTAAAGCAGATGTAGAAAGGGAAATTAATAATTTTTGGATTCAGATATCACAAAGTTCTGAGGAGGAAGTGGGAAATATACTTTATTTTCCAACAGGATTAAGTAAAAAATTAAAAGATTATATGAAAGAAGAAAAAAATAAAAGTGGAGGTAAAAAAGGGAAACCAATCGGGGTAAGAGCTTCAGAAAATTGGAATTCTATCTGTCACCTGCTTAATAGGAGAAAAATACAAGGTAAAGAAAAGATCCGTTATGTCTATATTCATCCCATTAAGTTACGGCGTGGTCGTCCACCTGAAGATGTGCTAGGATGGGAACTTACAGGAGGGGAGAGTTATCCCTTCGGGTCTTTGGTTTTACCAGGTGGAAAAATTGAGATAGATAGAAAAAAAATGTTCCATATTCTGGTCGAAAGTAAACTAGAAAGTTTGTACCAAGCTATGAACTGGGGGTCTATGAACCGAGAGACTTTTGACTTAGAAAGTTTGTTGTAGAGCTAAATTTTTTCAAAAAGAAAGGAGGAAGGATGGCGGAAGTAATCTATTATCGAGTAGATCCTAGAAAGATTCGTTCTTTCAAAGATCTTGCTAAAGTTTTGGAGGTATTAGATATAAAAGTACGAGAAGATGTTGTGAGAGAGAAAGAAATGGAAGATCTAGTTGATTGTAGTCGACCTATAGTGCGGAAGGTAGGATAGTCTTGAGTAAAACTTTGGGTGAAAAAAAGATGAAAAAAGAAAAAACTCCTCCTGCAAAAAGAAGTAAACTATCCGATGGTGCTCTTTTTGTAGATTTAGATCTGAGTCTATATGATATAGTTGAGGCACTTTTAGTTTCTGCTGATTTTTCTATCGATATTTCTGATACAAATGATAGAAGGAAGTTCTGCGATGCTGTTGATGAGATGTTGCAGTGTAGTCCTGAGATTTTTGGAGCGGTAGGAAAAATTGCCGATATTATCTACTATGGTTCTTCCGTGGGAGAGTTAAGCGAGTATAAAGTGTATTTAGTACCACGGAAAGAAATGCTTTTATATGATAGGAAGACTATACTGAAAAAATGTCTAGATGAGTCTTATATTAAAAGATCTGAGCGAGACTTACTTAAACTAAGACAATGGGAAGAAGACTCAGGTATCAAAGATTTCTTACCTGAAGCTATAGAAGATTTAGTTAAATATGGTGATGGATTTTTAGAATCTAAAAATAGGAAGGTCTACTACTTACCAAGTAATGAAATTACTTGGGATATAGGAAGAGATGGTAGGGTAATACGTTACTACCAGTGGAGAGATAATAAGAAGAAACCGATTGAATCTAAAATTTATCATTTTTCTCTTTCTGCAATTCCACCCGGTAAAAGTATGTTATACCCATTAGTTCGGTCGTGGAGATATCTAAAGTTGCTTGAGGAAGCTATTCTTATCTATAGAATTAGTAGGGCAGCTCAGAAATTAGTTTTTTATATAGATGTAACTGGAAAGGATACTGAGGAAGCAAAAGAATACATTAAAAAATGGGCTACTATTATTAAGAATAAACTAAAAATAGATCTAAAAAAGGGATTAATACGAGGAAAAAACTCGATACGGGATATACTTGATATAGTAATTCCAAAAACACCAGATTCCGCAACTCAAGTTGATGTTCTTTCTTCTGATGCAACTTTAACAGATGTTCCTGATGTGAAGTTTATCCAAAGGCGAATACTGGCTGCTTTAGATATCCCTAAAGCATATCTCAACTATGAGGAGAGTACAAGAAATAGGGATGTTATTACTAAAATGGAGATAAATTTTTCTAGAACTATCCGGAAATACCAAAAGAAGATTGCACGTGTACTGGTAAAACTTTATGAAGCAATTTGTGTTAGTTTTAATATTGATATAGAAAAATACGCAGTGTTTATTCATTTTCCACCTCCCTCTCTGATTGATGATGAAGTTCAGACACAAGCTACTCTTCAGAAAGCAAAAGTGTTAACTACTTTACAAGAACTTCTTCCTCAGTTACCTGTTTCATTTATTATCAAGTATGTATTTCCAGAGTTATCTTCAAAAGAGAGGGCAGATTTAATTAAGGTTTTAGAGAAGAAATTGGAGGGAACTAAAAAATGAATTTAGCAAAATATATACAAATTATGAACTATTGTGAAGAACAGATTAAAATGCTTGACGAAATACAGGACCCATCTCCAGGAGTTTATCTTGCTAAAGTTCAGTTTATTAAAATTATAATTAATTGTCAGGAGATAATAGATAAAGGAACAGGTCCTGATAAACCTAAAAGTTTATCTGATTTTATGACTGCTTTAGAAGGAGAAGAAACAAAATTTTCAAGAAAGGAGGTTCAGTAATGTCCGTTTCAAAGATAAGCGAGATTCCCCCTGATCTTGAATTTCTTTTACGGAAGAATACTAAAGAAGTAACTGTTATTGGTTCTTCGGCTTATGAGATTTATCCTCTTCATTTTACAAAATTGATGGATGTTATAGCAGATTTACTAGAAATAGTTTGTGATTTCAGAAATTTATCAAAAAATGAAGGGAAAGAAGAACTTGCCCCCGAAGTTTTTCTGGAATATTTCTCCAAGACGGAAAATAGAACTAAGATACTAAATCTGCTGGAGAAAGTTGTTGAAGGAGTATCTCCAGAGGATTATAGAGAAATTACTTTTATTCAGTTGGTGCACCTGATTACTAAAGTCATAAGTGTTAATATATCAGGACTTCCAGAAGAGGTCCGTGGGCAAGCAGAACAAGTATTAGCTCCAGTAAAAGAAGCTACTTCTGGATTTAGTGGAGATACTGTAAATTAATCAGTTTGGGGCTAGTTCAGTGGTTTATGTCTTTACTGGAAAAGATTGAAGTTTTGCTTCGTTCTTTACTTAGAATTGGAGCGGATGCTTTTTCTTTGCTTCTCCATCTAAAAGTTGACATCTATAGTAATTTGATTGAGGATAGAAGTTACTATAGATGTCAACTTACATTCCAACCATGTAAAGGTCCTCAATGTCCTTGGTTTTCTTCAACTTGTGAATTTAGAAAATTTGTAGATAAAGCAGTTAGTTTAACTACTCTTCTTCGGTTAGCTCGAAAACAGTTTGATTTTTGGTTAATGGAGAAAGATGTCTGGTTTAAACCTTTAACGGGAACTAGTTTGCGAGAAAGCAAAAAAGAGGTGGAAGTAGAAGTACATCGTTCTGGAGAATTTCCTTTTGATAGACCTTTTCTTAAATATAGCGAAATTATGGAAATGATAAAAGCAAGTAAAGGGGGAGATACAACTAGACCTAGTTATTGGGATGGTACTAGAGCTAAGTATGCTTTAAGTAATAATTTTTATTGGCGTAGATGTGCTGCTGACGACTGGTTGTGGAGTTGGTTTTCAAATTTTATGAGGGAAATTGGAACTGAACCAACTGATGAGGAAATTAAGTTAAAATATGAACTTGATAAATTAGTGTATAGTGTTAGTAAGGAATTTACAAATGAAGAAGCTATTTTAGATAAAGATAAAATAACTCCCGAGGTTCTTTCTAGAATTGATAGATTATGGAAGAGCATTCGTTGGATTGACTATAAGTTAAATATTTCGCCGTTAGAATTACTTGACACAACTTGATTTGTATGTTATAATTCAAAAAAAATTGGAGGTGATGAGAACTGAAAGGTAAGAAACTTCGTAAAAAATATTTACCAAAGGTGGGGTTTACTCGTTTCGGGCATGCTAGTCATATTAAAGGGTTGGAAAGATTTTTAAGAACTAAATTTTCTAGGAAGAAATTATCTGAGTTGTTAGATTTACAGTGTAAGAGATTACAAAAAGAAATTGTGTTATGCCGAAAAAAGTAAGCAGAAGTTGGAAACGATATTGCACTTCTGACTGGACACTAGATGAAATTATAACACATGTCTCGACTAAAGGGTATATTCCAAAAACTATTCCTCATAAAGATTATAATGCTGTGGTGGAAAAGGTTTATAAGAAATGTATAGAGTTAACTCATTTAGTTCTTTATATCCGGTATTTAAACTCCCCTAATAGAAGAAAGTGGAAAGGTATAGTATCAATTCTTTCTATTTCTCCAGTTACGAAAGATGTAGTAAAAAAAGATTACCGAAAACTTCTTCTGGAGTTTGTTAATGAGTTGAGGGATGTTGATATTAGTTTTTTGTATAATGAGTATATAAAAATTACGGGAGAGTTAGAGAAATGGAAAACTAAATTATACTATCTTCTTCGACCATTAGTTTATGGTTTGTTAAAGAAACATTTTTGGGGTTGGAGAGATTATTGGGATGATTTTTTTAATGAATGCTTTGCACAAGTGTGTAGGGAAGTTTTAATACGGAATTTTGATTTTAGAAAGAAAAAACCGCTTATAGCTTATTTTCACCATAT